ATATCAACCCATTGCTGTCAACCTCTTCAACAGAATTTGTGACTCCAACAGGCACAGCGTTTGGTATAAACAACGTTAGTTTTACCACTGCTACAGTGGCAGCGCCTGGGCTGATTGTTTCAAGGATAGTCAAAACATTTCAGATTATTACTGGCGCATGGGTATTTGTATCTTAATGGTTAAATATGTAACGGAGCGATAAATGGCATATATCATAAACAGATTTAGCGGTCAGCAATTAGTAGTGCTAGAAGATGGCACACTAGATACCTCAACCAGTCTAGGATTGCTTGGCAGAAACTATACTGGCTATGGTGAAACACAAAATGAGAATTTTTTGTTTCTGCTTGAAAATTTTGCCAATGACAATCCACCGTCTAGACCAATCACAGGACAAACATGGTATAACACCGATATTGGCGCACTGAATGTTTATAATGGTACAGCCTGGACTCCTGTAGGATCTGCTGTTATCAGTGACACTGAGCCAGAAGGATTCGACGGCGGCATTTGGTACAAAGATATCACAGATCAACTGTTTGTATATGATTCTGGATTATGGAAATTAATAGGACCCGAAGCCATTGAAGGCTTTGGTATGACTAAAGTTCTAGCTGAAAAAATTAGGGATAGTAATGGCACTGAACATGCGGCCCTCAAGGTAGTAGTAGATGGCACAGTGTTGGCAGTGTGTGTTGATGATGCGTTTACTATAGATGATGCCAACGCAATACCTGGATTTTCAATCTTACAGGCAGGAACCAATATTTCAACCGCCAGGCCAGTCATTGGGTCACTGGTGGGAAATGCAGAATCTGCTAGTAAATTGAATCCTGGTAGAACTATAAATGGTGTGTATTTCGATGGTCAAACAGACATCGCAATTACATCAAACACAACTAATACATTAACAAGAGGCACCTATCTAACTGGTGCAAACTTTAATGGCTCAACAGCCACTACTTGGAGTGTAGATGCCAGTCCCAATAATGTTATAGGCAAAATTGTGGCTAGAGACAGTGCCGGAGATTTTTCCGCAGGCACAATCACTGCTAATTTGCTCGGTAATGTCTCTGGAAATGTAACCACTGCTAGCGGAACCAGTACTTTCAACATAGTATCAGCCAACGAATTCATAGGAGCCACGCTATCTGGCAACGCATTTACAGCCACAAAATTACAAACAGCAAGAACAATCAACACGGTACTGTTTGATGGCAGTGCAAATATCACAGTACCTGCAGACGGTAACACATTGACGGGCACACAATTGGCAGTCAACATAGTAGATTCTCATCTTACTAATGTGGGAACACTATCTTCTCTAGACGTAGCTGGCGCAACCGGTATCACACTCGGAGGACCTAGCACCAGTGTGGCGCCTTTGAGAATATACTTAGACGCATCTACAATACCAACATTACATTCACGTAATTCTGGAATACGTTTCACAATTCTTGATCCAACACAACCGTCAAGTACGGCTGCAATCTCTATGGTAAATGCAGCCACGGCGTTAGCGTTAGGAGGGCTCAATGCTCCAGCTATGATCCCAGTGAATACTGCTACTACTGATCTAGGAATATCCACTGCAAAATGGAACAACGTGCATGCCAACTTTTTTGTAGGCACAGCCACTGCTGCACAATACGCAGATCTTGCTGAAAAATACGTAGCAGATCAAGAATATGAGCCTGGTACAGTACTTGAATTCGGCGGTGAATTTGAAGTAACTCTAGCAGAAGACGGATCAAATAGATTGGCTGGTATTGTATCAACAGCGCCTGCATATCTAATGAACAGCGAATGTGTAGGTACATATGTAGTTGCCCTTGCATTACAGGGTAGAGCACCTTGCAAAGTTAGAGGAAAAATATCCAAAGGCGATATGCTGATGAGTGCAGGTGACGGATATGCTAGAAAAGCAATCAGTCCTCAAATAGGTACAATTATAGGCAAAGCACTAGCAGATTTTGATGGTGTAAATGGTGTTATAGAAGTAGCAGTAGGCAGAGTTTAAATGGGTGTATTTACGATAAATAATAGTTACAACGGAGTTGATCAATGGCATATCAAGTAGACAAATTTAATGGAACGTTCTTAGTCTCTGTCGACGACGGTACCATTGATACCACCACTGATTTGCGTTTTGTAGGTAAAAATTACGCTGGCTACGGCGAAGTACAGAACGAGAATTTCTTACATTTGCTGGAAAACTTTGCCAATACATCGGCCCCTCCAAAAAGAATAACTGGTCAAATTTGGTATGACAGCGGCCTAAAAAAACTTCGGTTCTACGACGGCACAAAGTTTAGAACAGCCAGCGGCGCAGAGATAGGTCCTACCCCTCCCAGCGGATTGCAGGCCGGTGATTTTTGGTTTGATACCGGAGCCGAACAACTGTATGCCTATACTGGCACTGAATTTGTATTAATTGGCCCTGAAACCCTGCCTGATCTAGGCGCATCGGCAGTACAGGCGCAGGTAGTCAAAGACACCCTTAACAACAATCATACCATAGTAAAATTTCAATCTGGCGGTGATGTAATATCAATCGTCAGCAAAGATGCATTCACCCTAAATAGCGTTTTAAATCCTATAACAGGATTCTCAGTGATCAAGAAAGGTGTCAATCTAGTCAACACCAACGGCACTACCGGAGTAACAACTACAGATCACTATTTTTGGGGATCAGCAAGCAATGCATTGAGATTAGGCGGTTATGCTGCCAGCGAATATATTAGAATAGGTGAGGTATCCTTTACTAATGCAATTGCTTTCGCCGATGCTGGCCTTACAGTAGGTGATCAAAATGATTTAAGAATCCGTGTTGAAAACGGTGATGAACCCATTATTGAAAACAGATTAGGCAATACTATAACCTTGAGAATACGAGTATCGGACAGTGATCTTCGTAATGTTGGTATTGTAACTGCAAATGGCATGATTCCAGGCACAGACAATTTCTTTACTCTTGGTTCTGCTGTTTCTAAGTGGGCTAACGTGCATTCAACCACATTCACAGGGGCATTAACTGGTAATGTAACCGGAAATACCACAGGCGTACACAAAGGTAATATACTTGCTGACGACAATTCTGTGGCCTATACCGCGGTTACAAAAATATTTTCAGGCAATTTCTCGGGAACACTCACAGGCAATGTGATAGGTTCAGTTACAGGTACAGCCACTAACGCTTTGTCTTTGAACAGTCTAGTTGGAGAACTTGGTGCAGTAGCAACTTCTGTGGCTCTGCGAGATAGCAGTGGTAACATCACTGCTACTAGATTTATCGGAGTCGTAGATAAATCAGATAGAACTAGAATAAATGACGCAGCAGTAGACACAGACCCTAATTACAGATCTGCTAAAACCACAAAAACAGCTAACACAATTGCAGCTAGAGACGGTTCAGGAAATCTATTGGCCAATACCTTTGACGGTACAGCAACCGCAGCGCAATATGCAGATCTTGCTGAAAAATATCTAGCAGATAAAGAATATGAAGTGGGCACAGTAGTATGTATTGGTGGTGTAAAAGAAATTACAGCAGCCACATATGGTAATAGAGCTATCGGTATTGTGTCAGGTAAGCCAGGTTTCATAATGAATTCGCAATTAGATGGTGGCACATTGGTTGCACTAAAAGGTCGTGTGCCTGTAAAAGTACAAGGTACAGTTAAGAAAGGGGACAAGTTGGTCCCTGCTCAAAATATGTTTGGCGCAGCATCGGCTGCAGACAAATCTGATACAGATTATTTTGCTATAGCTCTTCAAGACCACCAGTCTGGTTCAGGTGTTATAGAAGCATTGGTATTATAAGGAAAATTTATGGCAATCGGTGATTTTATTACTGCAACTGATTATAACACAATCAGAACAAAAATATTCAATGTAATGTCCACAGGAGCTGGTAATTTTGGTTACGGCCAAACCGTATTTAGTTCTTTGGTAGCAGCTGGGAATTCAGTAACAAAGACTCAATGGGATGCCTTGAGATATGACATCTATAATGCGTTATTACATCAAACAGGATCGGGCGCAGTATTGACCACAGTGGCTGTAGGCGACGTAGTAAGATATGGTGCCAGCCAACCTAATTTTCAATATGACACCTTTGCTGATCAAGCAACTACAAATAGATTTGATCTAGGTACAGGACAATTTGTCACAGAGGCCATTGACAACAAAACATTCACATCTTCCTGGGTAAATTCTTTAACTGCCACTGTTACTGTTACATTTTCTACAGCTGAGGAGGCTAGATTCTTTTTTAATGCCGGTGGAAAAATTCGATTCGCCAGCTCAAGAACAGGCGGATCAGCCGAAGCACAAAACACATCTTGGAGCAATCTGCTCAGCAGCGCAGGTACACAGACATTTGTCGGCGGCCCAGCAGGCATAAATTTCTTTTCACTTACGAACTCTTATCAAACATTTTATACTGCAAGCGGTAGTTCGGCCTATGCTGCCAATCAGTGGAAACTAGAAGCGTTATGCAACGTCAGTAGCAATACTACAGGAACTGCCAATGTTATCACTTTCCGAGTGAGTTGGTTAGACAATTACTTTGATCCCGGTCCAAATCCAAATCCGCCCCCAGGCGACCTAGTAGACGGTACTCTTACGCTTACAGTTGATCAAGTTCGCCCTGCTGGATTTCTACAGCCCAGCGGTACCTTTACTATTATCGCACCAAGCTCTTCAGTAGTCAGCGCAATCAGCGGCTCATAATTTTACCTCTCGAAACACAGTACATAAATAATGTGCGTGTTTTATAGGAGGTAACATGGACGGTCGTTTAAAAGCAGCCTTAGATTTTTCAAACTACAGGCAAACACTCACAATCCAGCGTAAGCAGCTCAAAGAAAAAATTGATGCAAAGATGACCTACGGTCATAATGGCGGAATATTCAAGATAGATCGCTCTCTAATCAATTTTGTTCAGCTGCTAATTGATAGCGAAAGAATTGAAGAAGTTCCTTTGCTAGACTCAAACGATACTCCAATTTTGATTAAAAATATGAATGAGTTTAAAGAAGAAATATTAGATAGATATTTTACTGCTGTTTACGAATATTATGAACAACATGAAACTTTAAAAAAATCTCGCTCCGTTGAAAAATTGTTAGATCTATGAAAAAAGGATGTCTAATATTTGCACACAATAACAGACAAATTGATTACAGTCTGTTGGCTTTAATATCCGGCGGGCTTGCTAAAAAAAATTTAAAAGTTCCAATATCTTTAGTAACAGACAAATCAACGGTTGATTGGATGCATGAGTTTGGCTCTTTACCAAAAGCCAAAGAAATATTTGAAAACATAATTATTGTAGACAGACCAGTGACAAATAATACAAGAAAATTAAGTGACGGCATGGAATCGTCAACAGTACCGTTTATTAATTCAAATAGACATTCTGTTTGGGAATTAACTCCTTATGATCGAACACTGTTGCTAGACAGCGATTTTTTAATATTTTCTGACAATTTAGGTCAGTATTGGGATGTTGATGAATCTTTATTAATTTCACATTCCATGAACGATATAAAAGGAGACAGGGTAGGTGAATTAGACAAAAATGTTTCAGAAACTGGTATCCATATGTATTGGGCCACTACAGTAATGTTTACAAAAAATTCAGAAACAAAATTATTTTTTGATTTGGTTGACCACATAAAAATCAATTACAAATACTACTCAGATCTTTATAGATTCAATCCCTTGCAGTTTAGAAACGATATTGCATTTTCAGTAGCTAAACACATTCTAAATGGTTACAGAGAAACAGATAACATATGTTTGCCGCCAATTAATACTGTAATAGATAAAGATATTTTGTGCGACGTAAGTAATGATAAATTAACTTTTTTAATTAACGATTTATTAAATCAAGAAAAATATATAGCAGCAGCTTCAAAGAATAGAGATATTCATATTATGAATAAACAAAGCATTATTAGAAACAGCAAAAAACTTTTGGAGTTACTATGAACTTTGGTTATCTAATAATAGTATCTTCAAACAACAATATAGACTATTTAAAATTAGCGTATGCATTGGCTCTCAGCATTAAAAATACTCAAAGAGATGGATATGGCCATGTTGCATTAATAATTGACGACACAAAAAAAATTAAAGATTTAAAAAGCCCATGGGTTTTTGATCATGTAATTGAATGGAATAAAGAAACGTTTTGGGACGGAAGATCGTGGATGAACAAATTATCTCCCTTTGAATATACAGTTTGTCTAGATGCGGATATGTTGTTCACTAGAGATTACAGTCATTGGATAGATTATTTTATAGAAAATTCTGAGCTATACATTGCTCCTAACGCATATACATATCGAGGAGAACTAATTACTAACGATTTTTATAGAAGAGCGTTTACAGATAATTCGTTACCAAATTTATATAGTTTTTACACTTTTTTTAAACAAGATTCAAAATTAGTTGAAGAGTTTTTTTCTTTAGGTAGGTGGATCATAAAAAATCCTACAGAGTTTTCTAATCTTTACCTGTCGAACAGAAAACCAAAAGTTGTTGGCACCGACGAAGCATTCGCTCTCAGTGCTAAACTGTTAGGCATTGAAAATGAAATTAGTTATAATTTAGAATTCCCCAAAGTAGTTCATATGAAACCAATGGTGCAAAATTGGCC